CAGAGATTACGAGAGTATGCCATAATAGGTATAGCTTTAGGTATAGTCACAAGTGTGGCATTTGGTGAGGATTCCAATATAACAAATACCACTACGACTACATCTACTGTAACTTCTAACAATACCAACGTAAATACAAATAACAATACCAACGTAAATCAAACAACCAGCAACAATACCAACCTCAATACCAACAATACAACCATAAACAGTACTGCAACAAATACAAATAACAACACATCAACATCTACTAGCAATGTAACATCGAACATAACTCAAACACAAAATGTTACTAACACAAATAATAGCACTGTAAGTTCTACATCTAACAATACAAATTCATCTACAAATAGTAATACAAACATAAACACATCTACAAGTTCAAGCACTGTGAACACACAAAACACTAATAACAATACCAATGTCAATAGTTCACAAAATGTGAATACTAACACATCTACCAGCACATCATCTGCTACACAAAAAGTTACACAAAGAATTAAGACTGCCCCTCCATCCGCAGTGAGCCCATCCATCATGTCCTATTCTCAAGACCTCTGTACTACAGGAGCTTCAGGAGCTGTTCAAACACAAATCTTTGGTGTATCAGCAGGTAAATCTGTACGAGACGAAAACTGTGAACGTTTAAAAAATTCCAAAGCCTTATATGACATGGGGATGAAGGTAGCGGCTGTAGCCCTACTTTGTCAAGATTATAAAGTTTTCAGGGCGATGGAACAAAGCGGCAGTCCTTGTCCGTATAAAGGTAAGATAGGTGCTGAAGCCCAGAAAGCATGGGATGAAAATCCAGAAGACAGACCTGACTGGAATCTTATAAAAGCAGATATGAAAGGGTATGAATTTAGAGCTTACAAGAAAAAAGACTTTTGTAAGAAATACCCAACACAAAAGATATGCTTAAAACCCTAATATCATTAATCCTACTTAGTAGTTTTGCCTACGCTAGTGCACCCACCTTCACTGTAGGCACTGACCCCCTCATAGATATAACTTCTACAGGTACTGGATTAAGCTTAGGCGATGATCAAATGTCTGGCATGAAGAATATAGGGTTTGACTTTACTTTCTACGACCAGACTTTTTCTCAAGTAAACATATCGATGAACGGATTCTTTACGTTCCAGTCAAATTTTTCTGTACCTAGAAGTAGGAATTACTTATCCGAAACGCTTCCTGCCACTTCATTTAATTACTCTGTCTTTCCTGCATGGTCTGATTATATTAGAAGATCATCTGGTAATAAATCTCCCTACATACAAACATTTGGACAAACAGCAGACACAGATCAATACTTTGTTATTATGTGGGATAATGTTTCTGAGTATAGTAATGGTTTAAAAAGTACTTTCCAAGCTATACTATATGAAACGACTAATGAAATTTCTTTTAGGTATGACGAGTTACGCATACAGAATCACGACATAACTATAGGCTTGCAAGGTAATAATGAAGCTGTGACGTATTTGAGATATGAAGACAATAATAGCACCACATATGTTGTCACTGATGATTTTAGTTTAACTACAGCAGAAGTTATAGATGAGTCATTTAGCAACCTTTCTTCTGAATGTCTAGTAGATGCAGATTTTAGTGAACTATGTGATGTGTATGACTTAACAAATAATTTTGAAGATGATGACTATTTATATGGTACAGGACTTACAGACTCTGTATTGTTTGGTTATGATGATGAGGAGGATTTTTATGGATTTGATGAAGAAGATGAATACCTATACGGAGAAACAACTTTTTTTACGTTTGCTGACGATTGGAACGAGCATGGTGATAGCCACGATGTTATTACTATCAGTAGTGATATACTTTTTGTTGAGGAATATGATTTAGAGGAACCTATTTTTATAGATACGCATTTTGAATTTACTGAAGATTCTTTTACGCCTGATTTAGAAGAGATAAGTTTTATACCTCTTGAAGACATAACAGACACTGAAGTCATAGATATATTTGAAATACATGCGATAGATACAGAAGAAGACTTTCTTATGTTTGTAGAAGAAGAACTTACAGAAGAAGAATTTGCTGAAGTAATAGAAGAACACTTTAATGAAGAAGAAGCTATAGAAGAAGAAGAACAGGCACTAGATGAAGCTGTAGAAGAGATAACACCTGACCAAGTAGACGAAGAAGAATTTACTGAAGATGATTTTATAGAACAAGAACTAGAGCTGTTAGAAAACATAGATGAAGAAAAAGATACTAAAAAAGAAAAACGAAACAGAATTAGATCAATCGTAGCATCTACTAATTCCCTACTCGAAAGAATAAACCCCAACATAACTGGCGGCACTTCTCAAACTAGCACTACAGTTTCCGTATCTAGCAATACATCAGGGGGATCATCTCCTATGTCTATAACTAGCTCACCTAGTATATCGGACCAAATAGCCTCATCTCAAGCACAAACCAATACTGTTTTACAATCTATTAATCTTGTACCTATGCCTGCAGTAGGCAATACACCTTCTATGATGATGGCTGAGGTTCAAGTAACCACTATGGAAAATCAAATAGAAAGTATGACTAGCACTATGGTAACAGCATCTGAAGCTGACCAGATAGCAGAACAGATAGTAGCTAGTAACATAAGAGCACAGCAAGAACAATCACAACAACAAGAACAAGAGTCTGGTAGATATGATACACAAGGACAAGCAAACCTACTTGCCTACATGAATTATCTGCCAGGTTTTGATACCTACCAAAATATGAGCATACCCCAACCTACAGAATGGTATGAGCCTAGAGCTATCTATACAGATGTTACTATTGATGACAATTATGTTGGATATGGAATTATGATAGGCAATAATATAAACACATTGTCAGGTATGGTATCTGAACAGTCAGAAGATTTATTTGGAGGATAATATGGCAGAAGAAGAAATTAAAGTCGTAGAAGTAGAAAGACGATCTTGGTATAACAACCCTGAAGGTTTTGACAAGTGGAGAATCTTTCCAAGAATACTTATCACTTTATATGGTGTTATGTTTTACAAGACATGCGACTGGTTTATGACATTACCTGATCCAACCAATTCACAATCAGCATTTGTATCTGTAATCGTAGGTGCAGGGGCTGCTTGGTTTGGTTTGTATTTAGGCAAAAAATAGGAGGACAATATGAAAAACTTATTACCTAAACTTCAACAGTATATCACCATAATAGGTGTGATCACTGCAATAGGCGGAGGTTTTTACACATGGGGTCAATTTAATTTACGTCTTGATAATATTGAAAAAAGAAAATTTAAGACTGTAGATATTGCACCATTAGAAACTAAAGTCGATGGCATTGAAAAAAGATTAGACAGGCTTGAAGGTAGAATGGATAAGCTAGGTAACAACGATAATCCCCTAGCTCAATAATTCACAACATAAATACTTAACATTTAAACTATTGATTGGACAAAGGTTGTTTTCCTGTGTATACTACAATTAGTAACATAGGAGAATTATCAGTGGAAAGCATAATTTTACATCTAGCATCTGGTTTAGTGATGCTTTTGTGTTTTTTACAAGTGTTCTGAAAAAAATTAATCGTTTAAATGCTCATACAGAGCCTTTTAGCATGTTTCAGGTGCTTTAGTATCAAAAATAGACAATTTTGTTGTATGAGCTTCTATTCCCTTTAGACAGGGTTTTACATAAATTTGTATGATTTTTCTACTAATTCTTCAAATTCTCGCTTAAATTCTCGTAGAAGGTTGGTCAAGGACAGTGTACCTTCATAATCTTGATTCCATTCATCCATCGTCTTTCTAAAAATCTCAGGATTAACTGACTTATTTTCAAGGTACACTTTCCCATCTTGCGAAAGCTCAACAGTAAATTGAGCTAGAAGTGCTCTAGTCGGCTTTTTCTTCGGCTGGTTCATTTGTTTTGCCTATCACTTTATTAGTTGTGGGATCGACCATAACATGCCCCATAGCTCTGAAAGCTGTTAACATATCACTAACTTCAGCATATGGTAGTCCTGCTAGTTTTTGTAAGATAGTGGTTGCTAGATTTTCCTGCATAAGATAAAACTTTACAGGTTGGTATGCCTCATTGACATCTGGCGTAGCAGGATCATCTGCTTTAAATTTGCCGTCTTCATCATGAGCTCGTTTTTTTTCGGTTGCCATTAGACCTCCTTATCTTCTATAAATAATGCTATTATAGCATAGTGAATTATTTTTAACAAGTCCTTTCTCCGATCTTTTTTTGCACCTTTCTTTCCGTACCTCTGTGCATACTTCATAATATTTCCTATACAGAAGCCAGTACCATGACCAGCATCTATAATAAACTCTGTTGCCTGATAATTGTTTTTTGAATAATGTTCTTTGTATGTATCTTGTATGTAGGCATATACACCATTCAATATATTCTGTTCATCATATTTATATTTAATTGATGTCTTTTTTATTGGGCTTGAACGCAATGACATTATCTCCCCTCTCCTCTATCTCTCTTTCTCGTTTTCTTTCTAATTCATCCATTATCATCTTATTGCCTTTTTCCATAACAGTCAACTGTTCTGCTGTAGCCATGTGCATAAGACCAGCAAACAGAATATACATCTGTGTTCCTGTGTATGTGTCTAAATCAGAAGGTAACAAATCTGCACCTACTATTTCAAAACCCTCGTCTTCAGGTTTTAATACTATATACATATTACCTTCTTTCAAATCAAGCTCCTTTAAAAATTTATCTACTTTTTCATTTCTTGCAAACTCTATCTTGTAAAAATCATCTTTACTCATTTAACCACTCCATAGGTACTAAGCTTTCAGCCCATAAAAATTTATGCCTATCGCACCAATTTGCGTATGTAGTTTTAGATGTTCTTGAAATCTTATTATTAGCATTAACAAAAACAAATCTTATATCAAGATCAGGGTATTGTTCTTTTATAAGAAGATGTTTAACTCTATCATTTGTTGTTAGTCTTCCTTTTGTTTCTATGTATATTTTAGATTCTGGTAGGTAAAAGTCTGGAGTATAATTTCTTATCTTAGGAACATAATCAAAACTTACTTTTTCATATTGAAAGTCTATCTTGCGTTTGCCTAAGTCTGCGGCTACTTTTACCTCAAACTTTGATCTGTATGGTAATCTATATCCTGACATCTTTTGGTTTTTCTCTTTCTAATAACAAATGTAATTCATCTATTATTGATCTTTGGTATTCTTCTGCATTATCATAATCTATAGCATCGTAAAATCTATTCATTAAAACAAACATAATAGCTTTGTTACCTAGTAGATACTTTATCTTTTCCATAGCTTCATCTAACATAGCCATACCTCTTTCATATATAAATGGCTGAGTCTTCGACAGCTTAGTATATACAGGAACAGTATAATCGCTATGTCGTAGTTCTTTTACAATACTGTCTCCCCCTATCATAGAATAGTTGTCAGGATAAACATAAAAAACATTTTTGTTTTCTTTGAAGTCTGCCATAGTAAGATTATGCATTTTAAGTATGGGCATTTTTTACTACCTTAGTATACCACACATAAGGTGGGTTCTTTGCTCTTGATGTATGTTTAGGCAAATACTTAGCGTTTTTCCAACAGTGATGCCTAAATCCACAAAAGCCACATTCTTTAGGTAAAAGTTTATTACCAGTAGGTTCACCCTTTTCTATTTCGTCTGTAGCTTTAAATTGTTTTTCTACTCTCTTCGTCTTTTTTAATTTACGAACATTTACAGTAGCGGCTTCTAATGCTTCTTTCTTTTCTTGTGCTTGTGTTGATGGGGCTTCACACACTGTAATTTCTCCAGAAGATTTATCCATTACTATCCATCCACCAAAAGGCATGTTCTCACCTTCTGCGTAGGAAAAACCTTGTACGACATATCCAAAAGGATCGTCATCTTTTACTTTTTGATACCCACCAAACTCACCAAATTTATTTTGGAAAGCATAAGGACTAGCAGATTTAATATCAAATACTTTCTTATCTATGATAACATCTAGTGTTCCAGTAACTTCTGTATCATCTAAAGTTATTGCTGTAGGTTTTTGTTCGTCTTCTACATTAACACCAGCCGCTTTCATAACAGCTATTAAAGCAGCTTCTACTAAATCACCTAATAGAAACCGCATTATAGCATTATAACTAAATGACTGTTCAATACCTAGTTGCTCACACTGCTGTTGACATAGGGGCTTACCTATACCAGATAAGCGTAGGCGAAACTCTCTCGGCTCTCTAGAAAATTGTTTTTCTAAAGCTTGACCGCAAGCTTCCTTGAACTCATCAATTAAAGAAGGAGGCATTTCAGCCTCCCCCTTCGTAGCTCTACTCAAGAAATCTTGTATGAAAACTTGAATATCACTCATTATGCTTCGACAGCAGCAAGGTCGATAGCATCCACGCCTTCGCCATTATTCGCTTGGGCATGCTCATCTGACACTCGGAGATTGTAGGAATTTATCCTATCTGCAAAAGCTACAAGTAGCTCTCTATCGTCTTTGGATAAATCTACAGTATCAGAAATAGTTAAATTAGTTGAATAGTAAATGGTTGCTCCATTCTTATGTTTTATAGAATGAGCCTTAGCTACTACATTAGGAGAAAGTAAATTCTTCTTATCAACATCTCTAAAATACTGAGCTATTGCATTGTAGCTTGAGCCTTTTCCATAAAATACAACAGGAACATTTTCTACTGGACTATCTTCACCAGTAGCAGTTTTGCCATCTGCTATTGTTACTAAACCATACAGAACTTGATTACATTTAACAAGTGCTGAAGCAGCAGCTTCTGGACTATCTAGACCGATTTCCTCAATCTGTGCTCTGGTTAGCTTACCACATTTAAAGCCACCTTCGCTGTCTGGAAATTGATCATTGAGCTTGGCTTGTTGCGTAGTGCGAACTGAGTATGCACCTTGCTCATTATCCCATAAACTATACATAAACCTTCTGATAAAAATTCTAAAAGTCACATCTTTACCAAATATTTTCTCCTTTGTTTCAGGATTGTATAAAGCAAACTGACCTCTAGGTAGGGTATTACCCTCATCATCTTCAGGTGCATGATTGATAGATAGTCTAGCTAAAGAATCTCCGCCTTCAGGCTTATCTTCTCTTTGACCTATCAATTCTGCTAGTTGGTCTGCAGACACTTTATCCAGATTATCTGGAATTACGAGGTCTGCACTTTCGTTTGTCGCTAATTGTGTCATATTATTACTCCTTATGAGTTGACTTAACACTATTATATAGTAGATACTAAAGCAATGCAAGCATTAATTTGAAAAAATTTCTTCAGTATCTAACCAGTTGCTTCCGATTTTGATTTCAATGCCTACTGGCATATCATACTCTATTCCCCATCTTCTCTTGGCTTGCTGGGGTATGGAAAGCATACATTCTTTGACAACATCAATCACTTGATCTTGTTCATCAGGATGTACATCCACTACTATACTATCATGTACTGTATTACAAAGTAGGGATTTAAAGTTGTTTTTCTTAAATGCCCTAAAGGTTTCTACAAGTGCAGACGGAAGTAAATCTGCTGTAGCAAAACCCTGTACAGGATAATTCTTTACACTCGTTCCATGAGTAATTCCTCTGGCTGTTCTTCTTACATAGGGAAATCTGTATTCCCTACCTGACGGAAGAGCCACCACTTTATATTTCAATGCTTGTTTAGCTAAATCCAAATGCCATTCTCCTATCTGAGGATATATTTCTGTAAACTCAGAATAGTATCTGTGTATATGCTCAGGTAAACCCATTCCTGTAGCACCATACAAAGGAGCAAAGGTGTGTGCTTTTGCGTTTTGCCTTTCCTCTTTTGTTATCTCATCTTTTTCTTTACCAGTTATTATCGTAGCTGTCAAATTGTGAACATCTACCCCACCCTTGACATTTGCATAAACATGCTTATCTTGACTAAGATAACCTGCTACTCTGTATTCTAGTTGAGCATAATCGCCCTCTAGGATATGACCCCCTTCAAATCTAGAAACCACAGCTCTACGAACTGGGAATGTTTTGCCTCTAGGCATGTTTTGGAAGTTAGGACTCCTAGATGACAGACGACCAGTGCTTGTTACACATTGCATAAACTGAGGATGTATGCGATCATTGTAATCTAAATTTTTTTCTATACCTTCTACAAAAGTTTTAAGGTAGGTTTTTATTGCGTTATATCTTAGGTAGCGTTCTATAAAAGTAAATGCCTGTTCGTTACCTCTTTCCCTATACAGGGATAATGCATCTGCATCTGTTTTAAAACCTTGCGTACTGCAAGACATAATACTTATAGGCGATAGTTTAAATCCTGCTACTTGATTAGTAGGCATATACTTTATACCTACACCCTCACAAGATTTACATATGTATCTAGCCTTACCCCATGTGCCATCTTTTCTTTTCTTAGACACTCTTCCATAACCACTGCAAACAGTGCATCTAGTAGCTTCTGTCCTGTACTGTATTATAGTGTTATTAGCCACTGCTCTTTTAAACTGAGCATCTGACATAGGGGTTCTACGCTTAGGCTTTCTTGCGTTACCTCTAACCTCATATCCAAGATTAAATGTTTGTGCCCAAGTCTTCTTGTTCTTAACACCTCTGCTAAATAATAATTTTGATCTATCTTCTGGACTAGCAAGATTAATAGGCGTATCACCCATAACTCTCTTAATCTCTTCGTTAAGATATTTCTCTAGCTCATTAGCTTCTAAAGTATACTCATGCTTAACTTTGTTTAAGGCTTGGCGATCTATCTTGATACCATCCTTTTCCATCTCTGCTAAGACTCTCGTTACCTCAAAAGACAGGCACAGTGTAGGCTGCAATTTGCTCAATGCTTTTACCCTCTTGTTTTGACTGACTTAAAGCTACCTCGTAGGTAGACTGCACATCAGCTATTCCATATTCTTCTACTATTTCATGCGGTATTATATCAAAACCCATACCATCTTGCAAGTACTTTTCTAATATACCTTTTTTCTTTTTTGTAGGAGTCTGATGTCTACGACAACATTCATCAAGACTTAAAGGCACCTTGACTCCTCTTGCCCAGACATAATCAAAAACCATAGTATCATAAACTGCACCACTGTATTTAAAACCAGTAGCAAACAGCCACTGTAAATCAAACTTAATATTATGACCTAGCAAAACATCTGTTCTATCTAATGCGTCTTGCACTATCTGCATATTGTTTTCTGTAGGCGGTCTATCTGCATGGTAAAACCATACATACTCAACAGGCTTATCGTCTTCTTTAAATCCTACTGACACTAACTGATTACCCTCAGCGTAAGGAGAAGGATCAGAGCCTTTGTCTGTTTTTATAAAGGTAGTTTCTACATCTAATGTTAAAATCATTCGTAGTACCTCCCTGTTAATTTATCTATCTCACAGACAACATGACCATGCCAACCTGATATCTTATTCTTAGATATATTTAAAAATCTAGTATCATCATCTTCGCCAGGATTTTTACCTATACCTATAATGATATCTGCTTCACCAGCTTTTCCTGTCTTAGAGCCATCAAGCATAGCAAAGTCTAGTAGTTGCCTACCATGAGCATCATAACTAGCTTGAGATACAGCCCACACCATGCAGAAATTTCTTTTGGCTATCTCTCTAGCGTTTACATACAGCTCTTTCAATCTCTCATCACCTCTGCTAAATTCACCACCTATCTTAACTTTGTCTAGCTGATCAACAAACAATATATCGATTTTATTTAATTTTGCAAACTGATCTATCTCTGCTATGTCTGAGCCTACAGAATCCATGATGTATAACTTTTCTTCTATCTCTCTTTTGTAGACTTCTTTCATTTCTTCTAGGCTATCTTCGTAGTTATCTTTATGGACATTAAAGTAGGCAGTTAATATTCTAGCTTTCATTCTTTTAGCTGTCTCTTCATTCATTATGTAACCAACTCGATGCCCTCTGCGTAAAGCTTCGGCAGATAGGAAAGCACAGAAAGATGACTTACCACTTTCAGGGCGAGCAAAGATAATCCCTAAATTACCTCTATAGGTTCCTGATACTTCATCATGTAGTGTTGTTAATGGGAATGGGAAATCAGGGTCTTCATCAAACTCTTGAAACAATGTCTCTACATCTGTTTCTTCTCTCTGCATTGATAGTATGCCTGTAGCAGAATCCTGATTTATTATTTGATCTACCATTTGGCGTAAGTCACCAAAGTTTGTAGACTCACCATTCCATATATCGATTGCTGTTTCTCCTACCTTACGAGCCATCTCTCTTCGCCAAAACTCAGTCAGTGTATCTAATACAAACTGAGGATCGCCATCAACGGCTTCAGGTATGTTTTTTATAGCCTCCTCTACAGCTTCTCTGGTAGAGTCTGGCATGGCAGGGTATAGATTCCTATGTACTAAAAATAAATTGTCTTTCGATAAGTCTCCCTCATACTTGGTATGATAATGCATTATCGAATCAAAGATAGTTTTGTATTTCTTATCAAACATATCTTTGGTAACTAAGGCTTTTGCCTTTTCAAAATTTTCTCTACTCAAAAGTAGTGATATTATCTGTGACTCCATATTGTTCTCCTAAAAAGGTTAGAGTATTATATTATATTTATTTTAATTATGCAAGGTCAAAACTACCTGCGATATGTCCTTCTTTTGCTTTAGATTTTAATATAAGTTTTCCGTCTTTATCTAGTTTGTGTTGGTCTATGTCTATGTTCATACTAAACGATCTTCTTTCACCTTCACTTTTAAAAGGGTAGACCATATGTATAAGGTCAGAGGGAAATACAAAAAAGTCACCTACACTGGGTTTTACCATAAGTGTATGTAAGTGCATTTTACCTGCAGAGCCATGTAAAAATTCTATATGACCATTTGCAGGGTAGTGATCTTTGTAATCTTCTTCCCATTCTTCCTCTATTTTTTCTGGTAATTTTAAATAACCTACACAAGACATACCACATTCAGTATGTATGTGTGCAGGATTATATTCTCCTGCAAACTGCCTAACTACCCAAGCAGATTTATATTGTATACTAATCCCAGTATCTTTAGGTAAAGATTTAAAATGTCTAGATAAGTCTGTATTTATAAATTCTGCTACTATATTATTAAATGTAGGGATATGTCTTTCTAATTCTTTTTTTTCAATTAAAAATTCTTGTTTAAGTTTACCTACAAGACTTTTAGAATGGTCTAATTTTTTAGCTTTTTCTTCATTTTTTATAGTTTTGTTAACATATTTGTTTAGTGACCTTACTAAATCCATTGGTAATTTTGCATACATCATCATAGGTGCAAAGGGAAACAAAGGAGATAATTGACCTTCAGGTGCATTTTTAAAATCTACAGGCATTATTTACTCCTTGCTTTAAATAAACGATTCCCAAACCAGAAGCTAATTATAGCGGCAAAAATGGTCTGACTTTCAGAATCCCATGCTTCCAAGATAGCAGGTAATACCTCTGTTCCGCTTTGCACTGCTATTATCACATAAGTAATTTTAACAAATGCAAATACACTAAAGAAGGCGTAGGTTATAACTGGTCGCACTGACGCTTGTAGGGCAGATACAAATGGAGATTTGTTTGCCTGTGCCAGTGACTCAGCATGTTTATACAAACCTTTCACTTCTTCTATGTCTGCTTGAGCATCCATCTCTTGTAATTTTAATTTACTTAATTCTGATGCATACTTAGCCTTAGCTTCAAGCATCAAAAGTTCTTGTTTATTAGCCTGTTTTTTCTCGAAGAATCCCATTATCATTGGGAGACTGGAAGTTCCAAATCCGAGAAGGCTACCTAGTAATGATATCATGTTATGTCTACAATCTCACAGGCATCTGCTGTACATGCCAACTCCTGCATGCCCTTTGTATTGTCCTCTTGTTCGTAGTTAGAAAGTAATGTCCAATCCACATTGGTTGGCATTTGTTTAATCAAAGCATCATATTCTTTTTTCGTTATCTCTTGATATGGTGCTTGCTTATAAGTGTGATCAGAGTGTGGTAAAAATGACACCCCTGCCACATCTTTAAAGTTATTGAACACCCATGCTCCAACATCAAACCACTCGTCTTCTTTAACAGTTATAGTAACTGAGGGTTTATGTTCACACCAGTGTTCTTGGTAAGTTTTCCATGTTTCTAATTGTGTTATAGCGTCTATATCATCTCTCAAAACCGCAGATTCTGGCGATTTCATAGGGAATGAAAACACAACAGTGCTGTGTGGTTGCATCAAGTCATCTTCGTGAGGTATGCCTTGATCTATCATAAAATTAGTTAGAGGGTCTTTCTTATCTCCTCTTACAGTTCTTATGTAGTAAGCTGAATGTCTTGCATGTATGCCTGACGCAGAATCTACTAGCTGGGAGACTGTGCCTGACGGCTTAACACAAGTAATAGATGTTGACTGAGGTATACCTAGTCTGTCTGACAATGCTAGATTAGTATCTACAGCCACTTGTCGTAACTTCTTCAAGTCATCTGCTTTTCCTAGCTTAGGATTATCTAGTATGCCTGTAAGAGATACACCTAACAATCTTTCTTCTTCTGTATTGTTTTGCCAAATCTTGCGTAAGTATTTAAAGTTCGTCAAGGTAGATTGGAATGTTCCTAGTATAGTAGCATCTGATACTTTGCTCTCTAGGCTTTTTATGCTATCAGTTTCTCTGACTACCACTTCTGTTAGGTTGCAAAATTGATATGGTCGTAATATTATTTCACTACAGGGGTTAGTTCCGAAATCATATTTCGTCTTTCTCCTGCCATTCTTTTTTGCCTGTCTAACAGAAGCATCTCGACTAAATATACCTCTTTCTCCTGACTTGGAGTTGTAGAGATTTAGCCACTCTTTCATAAAAATACCTATAGGTGGTGTATTTTTGTAACACACAGAGTTGTTTGCTAATGCTCTCTGCCCTTCGTCATTCCACCACTCACCAGACTTAGCTAAAGCCATCTCTTGATCGTCAAGGTCAGATAAGCTTATTAGAGCCGATCTTCTGACTCCCCCTACCACTACCACTGATCCTATCTTACACATGATGTCATGGCACTCTATGGGCTTTAAACGCCTACCTGCAGATTTTTTAAAGATTTCTACTGTAAACTTGAACAAATCATCAAGTGGGTCTGGACCAGATGATCTACCACCAAATGTTTTCAACCTAGCACCTGCAGGGCGTAGGCGAGACAAATCCCATTGTGGTATCTGTCCAGTGTATAATAATGATATAAGTTCTTTGTAACCTCTAGCCCAACCCTCTTTCGAGTCAGACACTATCACTTTAGTTTCTGAAGGGTTAAGTGTTTCTGCTACCTTAGGAAGTTTATCTGTGTATTTTCTCTCTACAGAAAAACCTACACCAGTTCCGCACATCAAAATGTAAAGACATTCATCAAACGATCTCTGACTGTCGACTGGTAGGTAGGAGCAGTTGTAACCTGCTACATTACATCTATCTAGTGCAAGTCCTGCTGTCATCAATGCTCTCATAGAGGGCATAATTTCCAGATTGATAACCCTATCTTCTAATCTGTTCTTCAAATCAGTTGTAATCTGATAACCATGTTGGTCTCTCAGATGTTCTTCTAGGTAGTCAAAGTATCTTGTAACTGTCTCTGTCCAAGTTTCTCTTCTTGCGTCTTCCTCTCGCCACCTAGCATAACGAGACTTGTGAATAAAATTTTGATAATCTGTTGGTAATTGATTTTGCATGCTACACCCATATAATCTCCGAAACAGGAACCGAGATGTAATCCTCATGCAACCTCGATAACCTATTGAATTTATTAACTACTCTTTCTTTCTTAACAGAGTCTTTCGTCATTATACCAGCTTGTGTTCTGTCAGTGTTAAACACGACAAAGAAAACTTCACCATCGATTTTTGTATATCTAAACTTTCGTCTAGGTATGTGCATGTCGCCCCACTGGAATTTACCAGAGCCCCAACCATGCTTTGTCTCTACCTCAACACTGAGGTTGTGTTTTTCACAGATAAGATCAATGCCATATGCCTTTGGATTATCTTCCAAGACAGGCTCTTCATCTAGTCCTAGTATTTCTTTTAATTTTGGTGGTAATAATTTTTTTGCTGACTCTCTTGTTTGAGGATCATTTGCATTAAACAGTTGCCTGTCAAATCTCTTTGTAGGTGCTGTATGTGGCTTCGCTTGACTTGTCATTGTATCTCCATGATTTTATTTAATTCCATATTTTTAATATCCTTTTCCAAAAAAGTCAAAGAAGCTGGCACCACTAACCTAATGTGTTTAGTTAGTTCAACAGCTTTTTTTGAAGCATCTCTGTCCAATGCTATTATTATTTTACTGTAATTCTTGAGAGTTGTCAAGTAGTCATTTGGAAGATTTGTTCCCATCAGTGCAATCCCAGTGTGGACTTGAGAAACAGCACATGCAGAAAAACAATCTTCAACCAAAACAGCTTTGTCACTGTCAGTTTGTGCATC